TTTAAATGCAATTTCTTTGTTTGCTAATGTAGCCGCAACATCTGTACCATCAGAACCTTTAGCCGCAAGTTTAGTCCATTTACTTCCATCACTTGTAGCATTACCTTGTGTTGCCGCAATAGCTATAAATGTTTCGTTACCTGAAGTTACAATATCATCAACAACATATGCAGTTGAGTTATTGTATGCTCCTCTAAATACTGGTTTAATTCTTCCTAAGTTTACTGTTGCCATTATAATCCTACCATAACATTAGCCTCATCTTCGGTTAATGCCTCTCCATTCATTAGTTTATTTTTTGCACTATCTTTTAAGTCTATTTGATCTTGTTTAGCTTGTTCAAATTCAGCTTCTACTGTTGAAAGTTGAGCTTTAATATCTTCTCTTAAAATTGGTGTAGTGTTTTCTAACCATTCAAATTCACAAGTATCAATATCTCCACCTCTAACAGTTACTACTGCATTAGGATTTATTTTTAAAATTGCTTCTATAATCATTATGCTCCTACTTCCATTAATATTATTGATGAACCACCAGCAACACCATTTTGATTAACTCGAACTGCTGTACTATTTTGTGAATGAAATTGCATTTTATATTCAATAGCTGATGTGCTACTAGGCGAATATAAAAAAATTAAATCTTGATTAAATAATTTTTCTCCACCTAAACTTGGTGTATAAACAGCATTATTTACTCTCATAATTTCTGTACCACCAGCGGTTACTCTTAAATAAAGAGATGTGTTACCATTATAATATAATTCGTTAAAATGTGCTAAAATTAAAACTTTGCTTGATGTTGCAGAACAAGTCATACTAACATTTGTATTAGACGAAACATCTTGAAAAGATGTTGATGTTGTTGATGCTTGTGTAGTATGATTGCCAGAAACTACTTGTAAAATTTTTCCACCAGCAACAGCACCAAATTCTAAAGCATTACCACCACTATTAACTTTGATTGCTTGTCCAGCAGAACCTAATGATGTTAATCCAGTACCACCTTTAGTTACTGGTACTGTTGGCAATCTTGCATCAGCAATCGTACCTGATAAATTTGTAGCTGGTATTCCATCTGTAACTGTAAATGTTTGACCAGTTGGAATAGTTACAGTTGAACCAGTAGCCGCTTCTATCTCATTAACTTTAATTTTTGACATAACTTATACTTACCTCATTTTTTAAATGGTTGCAATCAAATGTCCACTACTATTCAAGCTAAATGTAAAGCCACTAGCCGCAAAGATTTTATCATCAAAAGCCGCATATTGTGTAGCTGTTATATTATCTTGTCCACCATTTGTTGTTGTTACTTGTAAAGAATCTAATACGCCATCACTATTTGTATCTGTCATAGTAAATCCATATATTTCTGCACTAGATGCATTGCCTAATTCCCAAGCATTTCCAGCATCATTTACTTTAAATACTTTACCTGCTGATATACCGCTAGTAGATAATTGTGCTATACCTACAGTATTTTGACTAGGTGTTGCTATGTTAAGAGTATCTCCTAACTTTAATATCTTTATAGTTTCTCCTGAACTAGGAGCGGCTGAGAATGTAAGAGTAGTACCTGATACTGTATATGCATCTCCCCAATGTTGTAGTACCCCTGATAATATAACTAATAAAACTTTTTCTGATGGTACAGATTCCGACATAGTAAAATCTACTCTATTACCATCAAAACTTTCTGTTAAAGTAATTATCTTATATTCGCCAGTTTGTATTCCTCTTCCAATATAAGGCATTAGATTATTTTTAACTCCCCTGTTCCTGCAATAGTAAATGTTACACCATTGTTAATTGTTATTGGCCCTTTTAAAAAATAATTTTTAGATGCTTCCATAGTTAAAGTTACATTACTTGTAATAGCATTATAGTTTTTATATGCATCTCCCTCAGTACCTACATTACCACCTAATACTAAATTAGTTGCCGCTAATGATCCAAGTCTAGTTAAAGGCATTATATTGTAACCTCTAATTCTCCATCACTATTAACAGTAAATGTTAATCCTGATTTAGCTATAAAACTTTCATCATATAAATCTGATTGTGTGCCATCATTATTTGCTACAGATATATTATCTGTTCCACCAGTTTTAGTTAAAATTAAATCTTCTTTTTGTGAACCTGATCCATTTGTTTTTGTAAATCCATATAACTCAGCAGTACCTAATTGTGCTTGTGCTGATGCAGATAAGTCTGTAATTTCTATAACACCTGCATCTATTGAATCTGATGAAGTTATAACACCAGTAAATACTTGTTGTCCTATGTACCCCATGTTACCTCCTATGAACTAATTGCGTCTATAAAACTAACTATTGCTTTTAAACTAGAAGCTGTATCACTTTTAGCTTTTAACTTATCTCCTGATTTTAATATTATCTTTGCTCCACCATCAATTAATTCTAATGATGATCCAGCAGGTATAGGAGCATTAACTATTAACTCGGTTGTATTACTATTATTTTCTATAGCACAAGTTACATTAATACTTGTACCAGTTGAATTAACTAATCTTATACCCACAACAGTATCGAAAGAATTAACCTGAGTAAGTATATCTGTATAGGAAGTTCCTATTGCAGTATGTGTTAATTGATTTCTAAAATTTTGTGCCATAATATCCTTTTACTATAATGCAACCGCCATAGCAATACTTAACCCTGTAGTTGCAAAACCACTTGTACTAATAGCGGCATCTTCCCATATGCTACCATTATAAACTCTTAAATTATTAGAACCTGTATTAAAATACAAATCTCCAGTTGTTAAAGCATCTCCATCATTATCAACACTTGGATCAGATGACTTTGCTCCTAAGTATAAATCTTCAAAATTGTCAGCCGCCAATTCAGCCGCCGCTTGGGCTTGTTGAGCGGCAGTTGCAGAATTAGCCGCATTTGTTGCATTTGTACTAGCATTTTGTATTGCTGTTATATTTGATGCATTTGTATTAATTGATGCAATATTATTAGCCGCAGTAACTACAGATGATGATGCATTAGCTAGAGTAGATAAATTACCAATACCTGCAAGAGTTGTAATATTACTACTTATACCTGCAAGTGTTCCAATATTATTTGTAGGTGTTATCTGTCCTGCAACAGCTACTATGTTAGATACATTTGCCGCTAAGGTTTGTAATCCACTAGATGATATTGTTGTTGCAACATTACCATTAGAATCAAATTCTAACATCTTAGATGCTCTAGTTGTCTTATCAGGTAAAGTCATTGTGGCTGAATCAACATCTGTATCTGCTAGTCTAATAGACCTAGAGTTTAAAGTATCTTGTTCAGCCATCATTGAAGTAAGAGTATCTAACTGAGTATTAAGAGAGGTAATGTCAAACGCTCCTACAAGAGGGAAATCTTGTGTTCTTTCTATTGTAATATCTCTTATAATTACAATTTTATCATTAGCACTAGCACCTGTACTTCCTAATATAACTGTACCACCACTACCAAATTCATATGCTTCATCTGATGTAGATGTTGCTCCTGTAATTTTATATCTATCTGCAAAAGTTGTAGGATCAGCATGATAGGTTAATTGTGTACCATTCTTAAATACTTTAACATCTGCTATTTGGAAAAATTCAAAACCAATAGTAAAATTAGTTTGTCCTGCTGAAGCAGTATATGTATTTCTAGGTGTATTCTTTGCAGTTGCTATAGTCATATTAATCCTCTAATATTTCAGCTCCTTTATTGTACAAGTTTTTAAAAGTTCTATCCCATATCCATAAAGTATTCAATGGAATTAATCTTCTGATTGTAGCCGCTTTATCATCATAGTCTTGATCTGTCATAAAAGTATGAAGTAAATCTAATGGTATAGATGGCCCAGCACCAGCAAACTCTCCTACTGCATCAGCCATATCAGGATCGCCAAATCTTAAATCTTGTCCTAATAATGGTCTTACACCAACAGCATTATCAAACATACCACCTGATATAGTTTCTAACATAAAGTTCATATCTCCAAATAATCCAAGAACACCTGATAATTCTACGCCTCTAATAATTTTTTCTTCTACAGGTTTTTGTACCCAGTATCTAGGATTCTTAAAGTAATCTCCTAACATACCTAATGATACCATAGCCATTACACCTGCCATTGCATTTGCTTCTCTACCTTGTAATCCTGACATAATAAGTTTTCTATTTGCAGAAACAGCCCAAGAAAAGAATTGGAATGGCAATCCAAGATATGCATTATTTAATTTACCACCTCTAGTAGTTTCTTGATAACCAAAGAATCTACCTATTTTATTATTCATAACTTTGTTCATACCTTTACTATCTATACGAAATACACCATGCATCATGTTAAATTGGTCTGTAGCTGATGGTGTGATAATAGTTCTATTTACATCTGCAAATATAGCTTGTCTGTATTTTCTAGCCGCTTGTTGTCCACCAGTTTTTGTAGCCCACATATTAGCATTACCAACAAATAATTTATTATCTAATTTTTCGTGTGGCATATCTGCAATAAGTTTTGCAGTCTTTTCATCTATACCATAACTAGCCATTCTATTAATATCAAACTCACTAGCTGTACCTTTAGCAATCTTAATAGAATCTTCTATAAATCTATGTGCTGATATAACACTTTGAAATTGTTTCATCCCCTGAGTCCAAGGGGTAAGTAAGTTTGCAAAATAAAAAGGTGTTTGTGCTTGATTAAATTTATGTGCTACTCTATCAAATTGTCTGTTTAAAAAACCTTTACCCATTCCAACTTGACCACCATCTTCAATATATCTTTTTCTTGATGATGCTAAAGTTACTTCCATAGCTGGTGCAAAGTATTCTACTTCTTTTAATGCTTTTGCATAAACTGCATTGTTAGATACAAATGTACCAATACCATCTTTAAATGTTCTTGATATACCATTAACCATAATAGGTCGCCCTGCATCTACTAATGCAGAAAATATTACTTTACCCATAAATGCTAAACTTGCCCAATCTCTTAGGAAAGCCGCACTTCTTTTACTAAATGAAGCTGGATCTTCTGTATTAAGAACACCAAGTAATTTATCTTTTTCATCTTCAAATGCATTTAATACTTTATCTATCTTAGCATTATCTTTATCTACTTTTAGTTCTTTCATTATTAATCTTATTTCAGTTTGATCTAAGAAGTTATCCATATGTCTATCGCCAAACTGTCTAGTAATCTCAATAGCATTTGCCATACGAGTATGATACTGACGCATCAAAACAGTTATATCTGTTTCAATAAAATCCATTACTTCTTTGTTAGGTATATCTAATGCTCTTGACATTAATGGTCTTACACCTGCTTTGAATTGACCATTTATTATTCCCCATCCTGCAATACCATCTCCATCAAATTGATTAGCTTCATTATCTACAATCTTATTAAATGTATTAGTAACTCTTTTTTCTATTTCTTTTGGATCAGTAGATTTCCATTTCACATTACCTTGTCTAAACTCAATAGGATTTCTTACATACCAATTTCTAATAACAGCTTTGAATGCATCAGGGTCTTTTAATATTTTATCTCTTCTCCATATTCTATTGAAGTATTCATCTTTCATTGTAAATGGTGGAGCAATACCCTCTTCTAATTCTGTTAATTGTTTTTTAACATCTACATACTCGCCCTCTTTTCTTTTTAACATTGCAAGTAATCTTGCTCTTTGAACTTTACTTAATGGTTTTTTACCATCATCTAATAATCCTTTTATCTGTCTAATTACTCCATCTTTCTTTTCCATAAGTAATTTAAAAGAACCTTGTGATGCAAACATATTTAATGATTCTGCATCATCTCCAAATGCTTTATAAAACTTTCTTACTTCTGTTGCCGCTTTCTTTACATGAGGATCAATAGCTGGATCATCAAATACTTTTTGATCTCCTACTGCTTGTGTAACTTTATTTCTAAATTCTAATTCTGTGAGCTTAGTATTATCTCTAGCGTTTCTACCTGATAGTTTATTCATTACAGAACTATACATATCTCCAGCACGAATACCGCCTTTCTGTAAATTCATATTTAATATTCTTGTACTATTTGCATTATTACTTCTATAAGCTACAAACTCATCATCTATTCTTCTAAGTGTTGCATGAATCTTTTGCCCCCAGTTAGTCATAGCATCTAACATAGCTGAGTTTTCTGTAGCAATTCCATATCTATTACCACGCATACCTGTAGCAAAATCTCCTGATAGTCTTTGCATTTCTTTTGCATAGTATGGATCACGAAATGATTTCATAACTTTACCATAGTTAGTAAGTGCTTCTATGTTTTGGAATAATCTATTGTTAGCTGTTGATCTATCAACTGTTGCATCTTTAACTAAATCTGTAAGAACTCTTGTATTTAATCTATTTTCAAAGTCTGCTACTTTTTCTGTTTTACCTTTTCTAAACTCTTTATATACACCACGATATACTTCTTTCTTCATAGCAAACTTTATAAAATCTTCTGCTGTTCTAAATGTTTCTCTTGGTAATGGATTAACTCCTTTTTGACTAAAGAATAAATGTAGTCCTTGATTATAAACATTTCTTAGATAGACCTCATCTACTGTTAATAAATTTTTCTTTTTATCAAAGTGTACTGGTTTGTATCTATTGTTAGGTGTTTGATCTGTTTTGCCTACTTTAACTGTAGTACCAAATGAATCATCTCCTACTTTATAATTAAATCCTGTAGCTTCAAAATCTGTTCTACCCTCAGTAGTATGATGTGCTTTTAAATAATTATTTATTATTTTCTTACTACCACCTTTCTTTGTAATAGTTTCATTAATAATTTTTCTACCAAAGATACCAGTAAATAATCCACCTAATGCAAATGCACCACCAACATATCCTGCTGTTTCTGCACCTGTAGATGTAGGATCAATACTTCTTCTTATAGGTTCTGTAGCACCAACCAAACCTGCTGATATTAATCCACCTCTTACAAATCTTGATCCAAATCCTATTCCTTTAACAAAAGGTATTGGTATATAATTTATTGGATCGCCAAGTCCTGCAACAAGAGCAGGAAGTAATCCTCTATCACTATCATTAAGTCTATATCTTTTTTGTAAGTTTGCATCTATCTTTGCTTTAATAAAATCATGATGTTCTTTATTTCTTACATCTTTAAATTTACCAGCATACATTTCATATCCATCCATATTCTCAGGAGCAAATGGATCATAATCTAAATCTATTGGTTTATTATTAAAACCTGCATCATATTCATTGTGATTAATTAATTGTCCTAACCATGATAAAGCAAATTCATCTTCTACATCTGACCAAAAACCATTATCATATTTAAGAGGAGTTACATGATTATGTGGTAAAGATGTATAAATAGCATCAACATCTTTTATTACATTTAATTCTTTTTCTTGTTCTTCAGTATTATATTTAATTCCTACCATTGTAGTACACCATTTTTAATATAACCTTTTTCTTCTAACTCTTGTAAAGTCATAAGATTATCTTTTCTTTTTTCTTTAAGGTCATTAATCTTGGCGTTATTTTGATCACTTGTTATTTCTGTTTCAAATAATTCTTGAAACTTTTTAGATGGATCATAAATAATATTCATTCCATTTTGATCTTGTAATACATCTATAAGTCCATCATTATTAACAAATACAACTTCGTATCTAGGTGGTACACTTGTATCTACTGATCTTAATTTTATTTGTTTACCAAAAGCCAAGTCTTTTATATTTTTATATCCCTCATCATACTCCATAGAACCTTTTACTAACTTCATTACATCTTTATTCATCCATGATACACCTTTTCCATTTGGTAATGAGTAATGTGTTTCAGGTGCATTAAATACAAAATTTTCCATGTCAGGTTTATATTCTAAACCTTGTGGTGCAAAGTCATTAATACCATATTTAGAAAATGCATGATTAGTTTTACCTGAAAGTACAGCACCTAAAGATGTTTCTACTATTTTTTCAATATGACTATCTTTAGATATATCTACTGTACCATCTGTAATATATCCATATACTCTTGTTTTTACTTGATTGTATAAAGATAAAGGAAAATTTACATCTCCATATTGAGTACTACCCATAGGGCTATCATCTAATAATTCTTCAGTTTTTTTTAATATTATAGAATTTACAGTTGTTATTGTTTTTTTACCTTTTGATGCATCACTTATGTATGATGCTACACTTGTTTGATTTATACCATCAGGATATTTTTCTAAAAATTTATTTACATTACTCATAGCTAATGCAAAGTTACCAGTAAGATTAACTTCTGCATCTATCATATTTATTCTATTTATTATTGATTGTGGAAATCCTGCTCTTTCTAAAGCATTAACTTGTATAGTAGATTCTACACCATTCATTTCAAATGACATTTTAAAATTAGTTAAATAAGGAATAATACCTGAAGTATATAAATCTTGTATGTCATTCATATTCATTGTTTCAAATGCATTTTCCATTTTTTCATACACAGCTAAAGGTAAGTGTCCTTGTGAACGAATAGCTAGTTTTGTATATCTAGGATCATTAATATCTGTAATAGGTTTTTCAGGATTAGTAGCATTGTATTTACCTGCAAGATAATCAAAACCCTCTTCTGAGTTTAACCATTCTCTCCATGTAGTATCTGATTGTCCACCATTTACAGATGCTCTACCATGTTCTCCATACATATAATTATTTTCTGCTAATGAAATCATAGTTCCTGATTTTTTATTTAATTCATAAAACCCACTAAGATCAGTTATCATTGCATTAACTCTTATCTTAGCCGCATCAATAGCACCTTGATTATTATTAGTAGCACTTCTCATTCCATCTTGTGTAACTATTACACCATTTGATAATGTAACTTTTTGTGATGCTCCTGATAATACAGAATCTAATAATCTTAAATCTTCTATAGATTGTTTTACTTCACTAGGTTTTGCTATACTTAAATCTTTAACATTAACTGATGCTATTGTTTGATATATTTCTTTACCATCTGTAATATTCTTAATAACATTTTGACCTGTAGCTATTGCTTTTTCATTTTTTTTATCAGCATAAATACCAACATGCTCTTTTAATTCTTCTATCTTTTCATTTACTATTTTAGGATCAGCATTGTTTACAAGTAAACTAGATATTTCTCCTGTTAATAATTTAGTTCCCTCATCATAACTAATATTATCTATCTGTTCTAAATGTCTATTATGTTCATCCCATACTTGATACCAATGTGATTGTCTTTGTTCTTCTGCATATGTATTGACTACTGTTGCAAATTTAGGATCAAGTGAATTAATTATTGGTGCTATTCTTGATTCTACTATTTTATTAAAATCTTCAGGATTACCTTTTGCTTCTATTGCATTTGCTCTTTCTTCTACAATAATATTTCTTACAGTAGATTGTACTTCATTTTTATATTTAGTATAAATTTCTTTATCATATGCTTCTTGCATAGATTTAGTAACTGGCCCTTTTAATTCAGGTATAGGTGCATCTATATATTGTGTTTTTGTATTACCATCTGCATCAATGTATTCTATTTCTTTTTTAGAAAACTTTGCATTTTCTGCCGCCTCAGTTCCTAATTTTTTACCTGCTTTTTGTATTGATGTTAATGCTGTATCTGCAAATTGTGATGTTAAATTATCTATAGCATTAGCTTGTTGTGCAAATACTTTTGCTCCAAAATCAAAACCAGCTCCTCTATTAACTCCTATTCTATCTGAATAAGTAACTTCTTGATTTTCTTTTTTTAAAGCCATTATGCTATTTCTCCATAAAGTTTATTGGCTGATAATAATGATCTACCTACTGTATTTGCTACACCCATTTTGTATTGTACTTTAGCCATACGACCAGTAAGATCAGCTTGTTGTACACCATACATAGCGGCTAATCTTTTTTCTGTACCTTGTAATTTTAATCTTTGTACATCTCTTTTCATAACTTCTTTATTAGCTTTTAAGAAAGCACGATAGGATGGAGAATCTGTGGTTATATTCATCTTACTAAACAATGCTCTATTCTCATTTAGTTTAGTTAAGTATTTTCTTTTCCTATCATTTTCTGCTTGAACAGTTTCTATTTCAGCCGCATCTGCCTGCATTTTAAATTGTTTTCTTTGAAACTCAGCTTGTTGTTGTTGCATCTTCATAGATGCTTTTTGTGCTTGAATACTCATAAGAGTAGTTGCACCTGTTGCCGCTAGTGTTACATATGTTGCTGTTACTGGATCACACATTAAAAATATACCTCAGTTGTTAAGCCCAATATTCTCATAGGAACTGGTACTGATTGACTAATCTCTAAATTTGGTTCTAAACTATAACCTAACACATATACCTCTTTTTTACCTGTAAAACTTGCAATACCACTAGATGTATTTAACGATACTGTTGTTAGAATTACATCATTAGAATTAATTTGTATATTATAAGTTGAAGATAATTCTACTACAGCTTTTCCTATTTTTCTAGGATGACCAGTAAGTTGTCCACTTTGAATAGTCGCATCTATAGGTAAAGTATGTATTGTTGGACTATACAATAATCCTATATCACAAGCACTTATAGGTGTATCAAAAGTAACATTACCATTTGAATCTACAGTACCATCTCCAAAATAAAATATATTGCCACCCTCAGTTGATCCTGAAGTAGCAAATACAGTTTTACCTATAAGGTTAGGAGTTGTATTTAATCCTGAAAATACTTTGCTGGTAACAAATTGTAACGCTGTGTTATCAGCTTGTGATACTGCTGTGTTTATAACTATTGTATATTCTCCACTATTACTCGTAGCAGTTGCAGATGATATAGTATAGGTTGTACCAGTACCACCAAATTGAAATGTTTCTCCTTGACTAGGTGCATTTGTAAATCCATCTGCTGTAATAGTTGTTGATGTAACTACAGGTGTATTAGCTTGTCCACCCATACCTGAATGTGATGAACAATAATAATATAAAGTTGGAGCATTTGTTGCTACTGCAATAGTTACTTGTGTACTAGAATTTACTGTTACCCCAGTTGTATATGGAGCTGATGGCGAATTGTTTGCATTAGTAGAAAATCTAAATGGATGTGCAGATGGATGATTAAATATATATGTTTTACCCTCCTCTAAATTTAATGTTGGTTGTTGTGATCCATCTATAAAATATTTATTACTACCGCTTACTGATTGTACTGTAACTGTTTTTGTTTCAGTTCTATTTAATAATGGTGTTCCATGTGGTTGATATGATCCTGATATAGTTTTAGTTGTAGTACAATCTGTAGGTACATCAAAAGATGTATTAGCAAATTGTTCTAAATAATAAATATCACTACCATTAATAGTTCTTTTTACTACAGCGTATATATTACCAGTAGTACAAGCAACAGATTCATATGTACCATCAGTTGTCCATAAAACCCATCCTGCAATTTTTTCTGCTCGTTGTGATGTAAATACACCCATTGTTCCATCAGTATTAACTAAGAAGTAAAACTGTTCAGTTCTTTCTCCTATAGATGTAATAGTAGCGGAATCAACAGGTGTATCTATTAAGTGGGAGCTAAGTAGAGAAATACTATTTGAAGTAAATTCCTCTGAACCACTATTAAAGAAAAACTCTCTTACTGTTTTACCATTGTTTTGTATAAATATAGTTGCACCATCAAATCTTTTTGGCATAGCTTTTTCTTGTACACCTAAACTTGATTGTCTTATAATTTGTATATCTGTTGGTGTAATAGGTTTAGATACTTGTGGTTTTAGAAAAAACTCTCCTGTACTTGTAAATATTTCTAATGTCTTAGAAGATATTAAATGTCTAATTTCATTAACTTGATCTGATGCTATTTGTATTTGTACTGAGTCTGCATCTTCTGCATCTCCTACATCAAAGTTAAAAAAGTCTGCTACTTTACTAGCTTGTATTCCATCAGGTAAAGCTGTTACTCCACCAAAAAATAATCTTTGTTCATGAAAAGTTACTGTTCTTGGAAAACCATTTACTGCACTAAATACTTGTTCATCCCATTGTGTAGTAGGAGGATGTCCTGATATTACTACTCTTACACCACCACCATCTACAGATTCAGTTGCAGTATCACTTGAACCTGCTGTAAATTTATAATGATTATCATCTATAACTGTAATAGTTCTATTTCCATTAAGATTACTTGCCGCTAAACCATTACCATCTGTATCAAAAATATCTTCTGCTCCACTAATACCTATACTTGCTCCTGTAGTAAATCCATGTTGTACATGAGTTACAGTTACTTCTCCTGATCCTTGTCTTGATGCAAATGGATCTTCATCTAAAACAATTTCAACATCTTTTTCTAATGTTGCTGTTACTTGTGTAGCTGATGTATATCCAGTAACAGTAAGTTCTGATCCATGATATCTAAGTTTCATACCTACATAAGATGAAGTAAAATATGATGAAGATGCTGTAACAGTTACTCCTGAACCTGCACTAGCTGTACTAATATCTAATGTAATACTATCATCTGCAAATTTAAAATATGGTTGAAATGTGTCAGCTCCATTTTGACTTTGTTCAAAACCAAATGCAGTTCTAGTAAATGTAGTTGATCCTACTCTTGTAATTATTTGTGGTACAAAATTTTCATGTACTATAATCATATTATCTCCTGATTGACTAAAGTTCATTTCAAACAATTCAGAAGTAACCCAAGGGCATGATGATAAAGTAGCTACTAAAGTACCATTAGTAGAATAAATTTTTAATGATTGGTTTTGAAAAGCAAATATATATTCTTGTGTTGCATTAAAGATAAATGGTTCTATCCTAGAAACAGCTCCTAAGTTTGCTCTATAAACACTACCACTTCTTCTTTCTATACCACCTTGATTAACTGGTACAACATTTCTAGCTTTTTTTAATCCTTGACCATAAGCGGCAAGATCAACTCTCGATAATATTTTGGGATCAAGTTCTCCTCTTAAAAAACTAGCTTGATGAACCCTTTGTCGTGCCATAGTTCATCCTATCTTATTCCACTTAACGCTGTGTGATTTCTAACATTTCTAAATCTTTCTACTTCCATTCTTCTAGTAGTTTGTGCTTGTGCATCTAAACCTTTAGCTATTGCTAATTGGGCTATTGATCTTTTGTGATACAATTCTGATAATTGATCGTTTCTTGCTATTGCACCAGCAAATAAAGACGCCAGTTCGAAAACCAGCGTCTGTTTGAAGTATGGAGGAAAATCACTCTCACTAGGTTGGAAAGTGTAATCTGCAATAACAGTATCACTAGATGTAGTATCTGTAAATAAATTTTGTCCATATCTATCATATTTTATTACATCATCTGCTACTGTAACTGTGTGTATAACTAATGCATCTGATGGTAATGCATATGATGATTCATATCTTGCGTCAGGGTTAGTTGAGTTTTTACTTAGTTGTGCTTGTTTAGTTGCAAATCTCCATCTGCATCTTGTAATTAAATTTTCTAATGTTGCTTCGTATAGCTGTCCAGCTACTTTTGATTCAGTTGTATTTTCTGTAAAACTTGTGATTGTATTAGCACCTACTAATACCATTGCTTTGTTGCATATATCAAATTTACTATCTGCCATTATTTATTCTTATACTAGATATGGGGGAATGTAAATATCCCCCCATACTATTATTGGTTATGTACCATTAATTGTAGTAACAGTAGTAGCACCAGTTGCTGATGAAACCACTAGAATATCTACAGTTCTAGTACCACCAGTAGAACCTACCGCAATGATAATATCATTTTGTTTAAGTTCATTGGTTGCACTATTAAAGTAGCCACTCCCTACAATCGTTCCGATAGCGTCAGCAGAATCATAATAGAAGATTCCTGTTGCACCACCAGCTATCTTTTTCAAGTTACTTGCTGAATATGCCATATAAGACCTCCTTTATTATTCTGTTATTTGTACTTTGATCGCACCATTATTATCAATCATAGTTGAACCTAGACTCATATAAGATGTGATTAAGTTACTGACTTTTTCAGGAATGTAATTTACTTCAGTTCTAATTTCAGAACCCATAGCAGTACCTAATGCTGATCTGTGATAAGCATGACACTCTCTAGTTGTTCCTGAAATTGAAAGACCTGAATGAGTAAACCACATAAAACCAAGCCATCTCTTAGCTGTTAAGCCACCTGCATAAGGAAGTTGTGCTTCCCCTACATATTCCGCTCTAGAAAACTGATCTAATTGTAATAAATCAGCCCAACCAGCAGAAGATACTACAAAGTATCTTTGGCCATCATCAGGTATATCTCCTGAACCAAATGCTTCATACACTGTAAATGCTTTTGCTAGAGTTAATCCAGCAGAACCATGTGCTACATTGTTTGAGTTTGATCCAGCATCTAATACATCAATGATAGTCTGGTCAGTTTTTCTACCTAAAGCCGCCGCCGCAGATTGAGATAGGACTTGTCTTTCGTCAATGTTAGTTTTCAATTCATCTAAACGATCTACATAATCAGCCGCATAGAAGTCTGAAAGCGTAACATCAACAGTAGAGTGAGAGATATCCATAGTTGGAACTTGTGCATGTCTTGACTTAGACACCGCAGTACCAGTACCGACTTTTTGGAATCTCGCTTGGCTACCTTTTACATTATTTACTTGCCTTACTGTATTACGCAATTTTGAACCCATACGCTGATAAGCCATATGAACTTCAGACTCAAATTGCTTAATGAAAGCAGTTGAAATAGATGTACTCATGTTGCCTCCTTTTTGTCGTTGTTGTTGTTAATTAAGCAATTATCTTTTTTGACTTAACTCAGTTTTCCATGCTGGGCCGAGATCATTCAAAACAGGTTGCATTCCTATTTTGACTACATCATGTAGTCGTTTATAGAAATACAACACTTTTACATTTTTTACAAGCATAGGTTTAGAAAAATTAAACCCTTGCCATTTTAACCATCTTATACTGGTTTCATGTTCTTCAGTTATGTAATTACATAGATAATCATAGTTTTCTTCTAAGTAATATAACCATTTCTTATTTCTTTTAAGAAAGTATTTATAATGTTTATCTAATAAATCTGATGCTAAGAACCATATAGAACCTACTTTTTCATTATGTTTTGTAGGTACAGCTCCAAATATAGCGACTACTTCTTGTTTAGATTCTGTTAGAATTGTGAATGTATGTATATTTTTTCTTCTAGCAAATCTAAAAGGTTGTAATAAAGCAAGTAATGGATCAAGCCCCCATAACGCTAACTCATATCTATCAATAGATTTTAGTCTAGGGGCTAAATCAAAACAATGTTCAGGTGTAGTTTTTTCTACTACTAACTTATCCACGATACAATCTTGCGAAAGCATCATCTACTTTTCTCACATAAGATTCATCTCTTTCCTTAGGATCAAAGTATCTTTTATCTTTCATCATAGATCGAACATCCTCTAGTGTAAGAGGTCTTTCAGGTTGTGTAAAGTTTTGTGCATTAGATATAGTTTGTTTATTAGCATTCATCATTTTTTCTAATGCTTCAATACCATCTACACTTTGACCAAGTGTTCCTGATATAGCTTCATATTGTTCAGGTGTAAAAAAAGTTGATGCCCAATTATTAACTGCATCAAGTCTTGCATCTGCATTTTCTCCTAACTTTTCTTTTTCTGCATCTACATCTATTTGATTTCCTACATACATATCTACATATTTATTTACACCCTCTTGAAATACTTCTTGGTCATATGCATTTTCAAAGCAAAAATTTTTCCACCATTCTGTCATAGGATTTGCATTTACTATTTCTTCAGTAACACCCTCAGGAAGTTTTGGTAATTCATACTCCTCTACTTTCTCAGGTCTTTCTGCTATTGCTTCTTGTTGTAATTCATCAACAATTTGATCTCGTAATTCTTCTTTCTTACCACCTACATACTTTTCAAGGTTCGTATAAGACTTACCAAATTCTTCCATATTAACTTCGCCTTTATCTGTATTCCAAAATTTTTCAGGTATATATTCTGGTCTAGGACTAGGTTCAGTAGTTGTTGCTTCTTGCGTTTCATGTGAAACATTCTCCTGTGGTTGTTGTTGTACAGGTTCTTGTGTTTGTTCAACAGGTTGTGTTTGTTCTTCAGCCATTGTTATTCTCCTTTACTATGTTTTGACTTTTACCCTTATTGACTCTACGCTGTATTAAACCAACAATATATCTTTGCCCCTCTAAATGTCTTAGAGCGTGGTCAGATATTTCAGGCCCAGCTACCGAATCAATGGTAATTGCTTTTAGGTATTGGAGAACCGACATGCCAATGTCAGTACCAAACAATGCTGTAAATGCACTATTTAGTTTTTCTTCGTCATCAGAACTTCTTTTAAAGTTATCCAAACCTATAAGGGCTTTATTTTTTTGTTCTGCTTCCATTCTTACTATATCCTTAACATCTTTTTAATTACACTTCTAGGGTAAATATTTCTATCCCCAAATCCTATTTCTCCATTTTCATTTTGATAGCTTCCAAAAGAATACACATATTTAGCTGTCTTTTTAAATATATATGCTTCTGTATGTATTAATGCACAATGCATATTATTAAACTCATTGTAATCTGTAATTGTTGAATCTCCAACAATATCTTCCCAAATTATAAGATATTTGTAATATCGTTTATCTCCTACAACTATAGGTTTATTCGGTTTCTTTATACTCATCTGCTAGTATTTTTTTTAAAAACCAAATCGCTTTTTTAATATCTATTGAACCACCTTTATCTCTATGACGAGTAATATATTTTATAGCTGTTGCATCAGCATAAGGTAAATGTCTTACATAATCATATGTTTGTAATATCTTACCACAAGTACATTTCCCTGCTTGATAATATAATGGATCAATTTTTTGCAATTCAATATTATCAGATTGTTCATTTGCTTGTTTTGTTTTTTCATCTGTCATACTATTTCTCCTATCCAGTTACCATTTTTATCTAATACCATAGGAAGAAGTCTTGGTATTCCATTTAGTATTATTCCACAGCCAAGTATAAATCTTGTTCTAAAGTTTTTAGCATATGAAAAAGCCATAGACTTTTGATTTATTAAACAACCTACATTCATACCAAAGAATATATCATCAGGGTTAGCCCAATAAGATATAACAAACTTTGTATGATAGTGTCCTTGTACAGCACTCATACCCATTGTCTGTGAAACTTTTAAAATGTCAGCCGCTCTACCATGTGTAAAGAAACATTTTTTACCATTACTTAATTTTAAAGTAATATCATCAATCCATTTCCATTTACGAGTTCCTAAGAAATCTCCATATGGTTTTAAAAATTGTTTAGACATTCCAAATCTTAATGCTCTTCTGTAAACTAAACTACTATGATTAGAATCTACTTCTGTAACTTCAGGAAATATTGCTTCTAATTCTTTTACATACTCTCTTGCTATATCTAATTCTTGTCCTGCACTTGGCAAATCAGGATTATGTTCATGCATTGATATTGCATGAAAGTCTAATAGATCGCCTATATTAATTACAGTATCAGGTTTAAATTCTTTTTTGATTGCTTTTAAGAATCTAAAAGAATCTTTGTGATGATAAGGGATATGTAAATCACTTATAACAAGTACAGAATTATGCATGACACTCTCATTATTGTGGTTCTCCTTGATTTCCCCCTGCTTGTTGTTGTGCCATCTGTTGCATTTCTTGGAATTGTTGTGCCGCCTGTTGCATTTCTTCAGGCGATCTAATTAACTCTTCAGGCACTCCTAACTTCTTAGCTACAAACTTTGCCGCTTCATCTTGTTTAATTAAAAGATTTAATAATTGTGGGCCAACTCTAGTCTGTACCATTCCTAAAAATCTATCTAGTGTTGCTACATCTTGTTGGTGTTGTGCTTGTGCTAATGGAGAAGAAGATTTAATTTTTATTTCTCTACCATTTACTACTGGGATTTTTATTCTACCTTGTTTTTTTAAAATATATATTACTCTTTGTAAAACAGGATTAACTAATTCTGCTTGTAATCTACCAAATGCCGCTCCTATTTGTCTTGAAAGATCAGCCATTCTTTCAGCTACTTCTGTTGCTGACATAGGAGTTTTCTCATTTGGTGTACCTAACATATCATTGTATAATGCTTTTTTAATATTAGTTCTCATATCTCTTAATACTAAATCACTAACATTAAAATTACCTGCTGGTGCTATTGGTTGTAGTCCTGATGATCCCATAGCTTTTGGAATAATAGTCCCTGGAATTAGAGATATGTTATCTACATTTATAACTCCATCATCTTCTACTTGATACATTCCTGAAATAGACATTTGTGCATTTTCTAAAATTAATTCTATAACTAAGTTAGAAGTTTTTATTGCAGGTAATGCTAATTGAAGTGGCCCTCTTCCATAAACTTCTCCTGCTACTTTAGACCATCTATAAATAATATATGGATTAGAACCTAAACCTTTAAATGTTTGTTGTGTTATTTCATGTTCATACATTGGTGCTATAACACAAAACTTATGCTGTTCTTCTTTTGTATTTGAATAATCTCTATAAACTATTTCTACTATCTCACATTCTGTTTCGCCCATCTTTTCCATATCCATTTTCATTTTTTCAGATAGTGTTCCATTAGGATATGCTATTAATAATTCTTTCATTCGTATCATTCTTTTTCTATAGATATGATCTACCTTGTCATCAAACCCTGAGTCTAAAACTATTTGTGGTAATGGTATTGCTTTAAATTTTACTGGCTGTATTGCATCTCCCTCTTCTACTAAAAGTACACCTGTACCTACTGCACAATCTAAAAATGTTTCATGTACTTCTTGTGAAAAGTTTGAGTTTTGTAATATCTCAAATACATATTCTGTAACTTGATCTAATAATAAATTTACTTCTCTTTGTTCATTCTTTGGTATTTCTGAACCAGCTACAAAGTCTGCCCATCTTGCATAATTAGGAACAATACCTGATTGTAATCTACTAGCAAATTCTTGTACTCCTACTACTGCTGTTTCATCAAAGATACGATCTGATCTTCTTCTACCAATAGACTCAGTATAAAAAGATTCTCTTTGTGGCAAAGCATATTCATAACATTCTTCAAATGTAGGAAGCCATAAATCCTTAATAGCTTTTGCATGATTATATCTATTAAGTAATTTTTTTACTGGCGATTCAGAATATTCTTCTGGTCTTTGTGGTTTTACTTCAACTACCATTATGCTCCTAGTGTCGGTTTAGACATAAGCTGAGCTGAAATTTCAAAACCTTGTCCACCTCTTCTACCTGTTAGAAGTGATCTTCTACCTCTTCTACCTGTATAAGCCGCAACTCTTTCTTCAAATTGTTGTTCTTTTAATCTTTTCTTTTCTGCCATTTCTTGTGATCTTAATCTTTTTCTTTGTTGCCTTACACTTTCCTCCTCTACTGGTGGTGGAGGTGGTGGTGGAGCTTTGGGTTTAAATGGGCCTGCACACATAATTATCTTCTCCTTTCGTAAACGCTTTTAGGTTTTACATCAAATACATTGAAGTTCCTCTTCGCAACTACAGGTTTATTAGATTTCTTTCCAATAGTCAATGCTCTTCCCTCTCCTGCTCCTAATAATAAATATTGTAAAGCATCATGAATATGAGAAAATCTATTCTTATTTGGCTTCTCATCATATCTTTCTCCTGATACTTGGAGTCGTCTATAATGATATCCACCAGCAAAACCTCTAATTAAATTATTACATTTAGGATCAAGAAGTATTCCTGACTCTCCATCTATCATTCTTGATAATACTGAGTTTACTGATTCTAATCTAATTAATACATCATTAGATGGTGCAGGTCTTGCATGAATACCTTTACCTCTTAGTATTTGAAATGGTGTAGATTCATCTGTTTGTACTCTATGATCTCCAGCAGGATCGCCATATATATAAAAATCTCTAGGTAAATACTTTGCCATATGTTGTTTCATAACATCAGAAAATTTTACAATACCCATATCTTCTGCAACTAATTCATCTAATACTACCCATCTACTTCTTATTCTTTGTGCAAATACACAAGCTGGTGTTAATCCAAAATCTATTCCTACAAATATTGGAACACCCTCAGCTATAGCTACATCTCCTTTTGCAACATGAACTTCTTGATTAAATGATTCATATACAGGTTTTCCATCTTCTACTTGTCCTAATTTATTTAATACATATACATCAATCCAAGATTTAGTTTTACCTCGTATAATATTTTTATAATAGTTTGGTGTAAGATTCTTTTGGTTTTCAGATTTATTATTTACATCATAACCATCTACTTCATTTTCTTTATTCTTAATTTCTAACATAGCAGGTGGTTGATTAAAGAATTTCCAATTATCAGGTTTGATTAACATCTTAGCTTCTTGTTTAGTTATATAATCAGGTATTACAGTTTCTCCTGCAAGTATAGCCCACCAATGATCTGTATCAGGTGGGTTAGTATCTGCAATAACTCCATACCAACTTGGGCCACCATCTCTCATAGATGGATATCTACCTACCCTCATTGAACAAGCATCTACTATTGACTTAGGTATTTCTCTTGCTTCATTAATCCATACACCTGTAAGTTCTAATGATAATAATTTTTTTACATCTTCAGGTCTATCAAGTGCTAAGAATATAACTTCTAGTTCTATATCTCCTTTTGATATCTTATGAGTATAAGGTACACTCCATTGAAATCTTCCCCATTCTTCTTCAGGAAACCAATCAAGCCAAGTTTTAATTGTAGTAGTTCTTAATTGTGGGTTTGTATTTCTTATAACAGCCCATCTTGATTTTCTTTTACCATCTTCAGATGGTTCTTGTATTAATGCTCTTCTAATAATTTCTATGCAACAAGCAACAGATTTACCTGATCCAACTGGGCCACGCAATCCTCTAAAGAAATCATTATCCTTTAAAAAATTTTTTAGTACCTGACCATCAGGTTTATAGTTCAGTGATCCCATAATCTACCGCTAACTTAATTAATTTTTCTCTAGTATGTGGAGATATAGATTCAATAATTCTATCTGCTTCTTTATCTGTAACTTTATCTTTAGGATAATGTTTCATATGATTATTTTTAACTACTACTCTTAACCTTTGTAAATCTCTCAAAGGTATTTGACTATAGATCGTCATGTTCTATATCTTTTTACTTTTCTTGCTATTGACTTTGGTTGTTTACTAAATTGTTTACCTGATGCTTTATCTCTTCTTTTCTTAGCTGTTGTTCTTGCATATTCTCTTGCTGATAAAGATTTAATTGCTTTTGCTGGTAGATATCTTTCTCCTGTCTTAGAAGATGGTTTACCTGATTTAGTTCTCCATTTTTGCTTAGACCATTTAGCTAATGATGTTTTAGATTTACCACCACCTCTATATCCTCCACCTGCTTTCTTATAAGCCTTTACTGCCGCTTGGGCTTTTCTTCCTGACCATTGTCCAGCCGCAGTTCCATGTGATGCTTGTGATTTTATTCTAGCAACAATTCGTTTCCATAGTGTAGGTTT